TGTCGGACGGCCTTGCTATTACGGAGACCGATACTGACTAAAACATAGGAAGTGGGAGATGGCGAACGCGTCTGCCCAATCTCGTGTGCGTGGCGGCACCGCAGTTACCTGCGGTGCCGCTGCAGCACTTTTAAAGATCTACACCGACGATTACGTCTATAAGTTACGCGACGCCGTTGCTCGCAGCCTGACCCTCCCCCATATATTTGTCTATCTCACCCACCGGAACCTAGATGCCGTGCTCCAACCCCAGTATCAGGATTGGCATGGTGATGCCCTGCGCGACTATTGCAATGACCTAGGCCGACTAAGCCGCCCGCCGCGCAGGCATGAAAAAGCCCGCGCCGACCGCCACAGTCGAACGCGGGCATGGAGATTTTGATGTCAAAAAGTATACCAATTCCAGGTGGCACACAAGTGCAAGAGGGAGATTTATTTTGGCAATTACACCTTCACCTAAGCGCCTCGCAATAGTAGGCGCCGCTGCCTCGTATGCGCAGGCTCCTTACGAGCATCCCGATTGGGATGTGTGGATCCATGGAGCTGCCTCGTGCGATCACCCACGCTTTGATCGGTTCTTTGAGCTGCACGATGTGGAGACTGCCGGGGGCGCCCGGTTTGGTTTTAGTGACTTCGCTGCGCGCGCTGCGGACACGTTGTGGGTATTTGACCCCGGCTTCACAACCGCCAGCCAATACCCGAAACAAGCGGTTGAAGATAAGTACGGAACTGAGTTCCTAACATCCACGGCTGCGTGGATGATGGCCCTCGCCATTGATGAGGGCTTCACAGAGATAGGTATTTGGGGTATAGAGATGGAGTTGGCGGGTGAATATGCCTACCAGCGTCCGGGTCTTATGCACTTCATTTTGCTGGCCAGGGCTATGGGGATCAAGGTTAGGATCCCAGAAGACAGCTTTTTATCGGTGCAGCATGAGCCTTACCCGACCAACTACGGCAACCCTGTTAATAAGCGCCTCCGAAATGAGCGCCGCCTCGCTGACGCGGGTTTCGATAGGTTGTCCGAAGAAATCTTGTCCCGTCAATTACAGCGTGCTGAGTTGGTTGGACGGCGAGATGCGTTCGATCTTGTCCTAATGTTCAACAATACAGGAGACGAAATATAATGGCACAATCAAATCCGGCAGACTTTGAAATTGATAAGACCTTCAAGGAATGCTCACGCTGGCGGTACATGACCGATCATGCGGCTGATGTGGTGGAGAGCCACAACTACTTCCACAATTCGGCTCAAGGCAGGCTCGCGTATGGAGATGAGATCCAGGTGGTGTGTGTAGATGACGAAGGCGTGTACACACGCGCCACGTTGGAGGTTGTCTCCCACGACAAGATTCACACGACTGTCGCACTGGTGGGTAACGCTTGGCGCACAGTGGGAACACCCGAAAGTCGTCAGTCAACGTCAGGCTCTACCCCTGTCCACCGTGGTGGTGGTTGGTGGGATGTAGTTGCTGAAGACGGCACCATCATCGCCAAGAAATTGCGCAAGGCCGGGGCGCTGAAACTAGCGGCATGATCCGTGATATGGAGCATGAGGATATCCCGGTCCTTGTTGAGTTGGGCTCGGCGATGCACCAGGAGAGCAGGTATAGGCACCTAGACTATGACTTCGATAAGACGGAGAAGATGGGCCACCTGATTGTCGAAAACAGACAGAAGTATTTTGGGAAGGTGGCCCTAAAAGACGGAGAATACATTGGAATGATGTCAGCCTTTTCTATGGAGTACTTTTTTGGGCATGACTTGCTGGCCGCCGATTTAATAACATACATAAAACCTGAGCATAGAGGCGGTCTCCTTGCGGCTCGGTTAACAAAGATGTATGAGAAGTGGGCGAGAGACGTTGGCTGCACACACGTAAGCATAGCCACATCGACCGGAGTGGGCACCGAGATGATGCGGAAGTTTTACGTTAGACTAGGATTTGAACCATGGGGACACAGCTACAAGAAGGATGTTCGGTATGGGTGACGGTGGCGCAGGCGATTCTCCTGGCGACGAGATCGGCGACGAGGTAGACGCGCAGGGTAATCCAGGTAATAGCCCGTCAGGTATTGGAGACGCGGCAGACGGCGGGAACGCTGGTGGTGGCCCTAATGACGACGCGGATAACTCCCTAGACCCTGAGAATGTGGGCTTCGGCTTTGATGACGTCAGCATGGACCCAAACCCTCCCCCCGGTACTAACCCGGGAGGTAGACCGGGCGACGGAACTTCCGAGGCCGGAGGCGGATTCAGTCTCGGTGTAGGGCCTATAGGTGTAGCCGCGTCGATACTCGGCGCGGTAACAGGGCTAGGTTTCCCCGCCCGAGCTGCGGTAAGTGTGTTAGGTAGCGTGGCGGATAACCTTACCGGTCAGGAGAACATCGCTTCTATAAGTTTGGGCGGCAAGAGCACCAGCACCGAAAGCACGTCCGCGACAGCAAATACTTCGAGCACCACAGGACAGACTTCTGATGTGGATGAGTCCCAGGGCGGTGGTGACGATTCTGCTGCGCGTCCTGCGCGGCCGACAGCATTAAGCGATCCCACTGGGCCAACGGACGTTGTTCAGGCACCCACAAACACCGACGGCGACCTGCCCAGCACCACGCGAGGTGGTTTAAGTTTTCTTGGTAACGCGAGGCCGACACTACGGCGACCGCGTTTGTTTGGAGGTTAGTCATGGCTAGTGATGTAACGATCGTGAACGCTGCTTTGCAGCTGGTTAAACACTCCAAAACAATCTCTAATCTAGAGGGCAGCGGTAAAGAGGCTACCGCCGCGAACACTGTCTACGAAGAGCTTCGACAGCAGCTTCTGGAGATGCACAATTGGAATTTTGCCACGACCCGCGTGAAGCTCGCTAGGCTCGCGACGACGCCTGCGTATGAGTGGGATTACGAGTACAATGTTCCCGCGCGATTTATCCGTGTCGTCAGTGCTCATAATAACACCCACGGCAGGGATCAGATCCCATATAAGTTGGAGGGGGGGAAGCTCCTCACCGATGCTTCAGATTTGTATCTTAGGTACATCGAAGATATCACCGATCCAAACCAGATGCCGCCGAGCTTTAGGCTGGCTTTCTCTAAGCTGATCGCCTCTCGACTTGCTGTTGCCTTAGCTAATTCAGTATCGTTGTCAAAAGAGATGTACGATCAGTTTATCGTAGAGGATCTTCCCACGGCCAAGTCAATCGATTCTATACAGGACAAGCCCGATCACCTGCCTGAAAGTTCTTGGGTGGCAGTGCGCAGCGGTCAGCAGAGAGACTACGAGCCTGGAGAAATCGCTTAATGGCTAATCAGGTCCGACCATTACAGGAGAGCTTCAACGCTGGAGAATTTGGCGGCCGTATGCTTACGCGCGTGCAGTTCGACAAGTATGTGAACGCGGGGTCCGTCTACGAAAACATCCTGCCGCTCCCGCAAGGTGGTTGGACGGCGAGACCGGGCCTCCGATACATAGCATCCGCTAAGTCAACCAGCGTGAAAGCGCTGCTTGTCCGATTTGTTTACTCCACTACTCAAGCCTACATGATGGAGTTGGGGAACGCCTCTTTGCGGTTTTATCGTAATCAGGGGCAGATCGTTGGTGAGGATATTGGATCCAGCATAACCAATGGAACATTCGGCAGTGACATTGCCAGCTGGACAGACCGGTCAAATGGTACCGGTGCTTTGGCCCACGACGCCACCAACAACGATATGGAGTTGCGGGGGGCGGGCTCGGGCAATGAGGCCATAGCGGAGCAGGCACCCACGACGACGACGACCGGCACTGAGCATGTCCTAGCGTTCGACATCAAGGGATCTGCAGGGGACCCACTCATCATACGTATAGGATCCTCTTCTGGAGGCGGCGAATACTTGGCTGATATTTCGAGGACGACTGGCTACCATACTATTCAATTCACGCCGGCCGCCTCTCCATATTACATTCAATTTGAAAACAATCAGAACAAGACTATCAGCATCGATAACATAGCGCTTTTTGACACGACCGCTATTGAGTTGACTACCCCCTGGGCTGAAGCTGATCTGCCCAACATTGGATATGCACAGACAGCCGATGTGATGTACTGGGCCTTAGGCGGGAGTACGAGGCCTTACCGCTTGGATCGTTTTGGGCATGCGTCCTGGAGCTTATCCCAGGTGTTATTCAGCGACGGTCCTTTCTTAGACGAGAACACTAGCGCCACCACGCTGACCCTAGGCGCGACCACTGGCAACGGCGTCAGCCTCACTGCGTCGGCTATCACGGGTATAAACGACGGCGCCGGTTTTCGCGCAACTGACGTGGGTCGTGTGGTGCGCTGGAAAGACGCTGCTGGAAACTGGACGTGGTTTCAGATTGTCGGGTATACCTCTACCACGGTTGTCACGATTGATATTAAGGGCCCCGATGCCTCGGCCACTACAGCCACGACCAGCTGGCGTCTGGGGATGTGGAACGACACAGACGGGTGGCCTTCTGTTGTCAGCTTTGTACAACAGCGGTCCACCTTCGCGGCCACTACGACATACCCGCAGCAGTTCTGGATGTCCAAGTCAGCGGACCTAGAGAATATGGAAGACGAAAGTGTCACGGGTACAGTCCTGGATGATAACTCCATCAGTTACAGATTTGCCGCCACACAGGTCAACAGTATCAGGTGGATCGCGTCTCGCAAGAAACCCATCATCGGCACTCAGGGTGGTGAATGGACACTCCGTTCTCAGGGTGCCGTTCTGACCCCCACTGACGTGGCGGCTGATTTGGAAGTGTCCGCCGGCGTCGCGAAAGTAGCCCCATTGGAGATCCGGAACAGATTGGTATTCCTCCAAGCGCAGGGCCGCAAACTTAATGAATTCGCTGATGTATTTACTGAAAGCGGCGTCTCGGGCTTCGATGCCTTTGACTTAACGCTTTTGAATGATCGGGTCCTGAAGGGCGGCGTCAGCCAGATAGCGTACCAGTCCGAGCCTGATAGCATCATCTGGACTGTCAGAAAGGATGGTCAGGCGCCGACGCTAACCTATCAGCCTGAACAGTCCGTTGTAGGCTGGGCGCGCCAGATCTGCGGAGGCAGCTTCCTGGGGGGCGACGCTGTCATCGAGAGTGTGGCCGCCATCCCAGGACAGGACGGGGCGGGGCAAGTGAAGAGCAGTGCCGGCAGACATGAAGTCTGGATGATAGTGAAGCGCACTATCAACGGGGCAACTGCTCGGTATGTGGAGTGTCTGGAAGCCATACACGATAACGATGAGTATTTACAAGAAGACGCGTTCTACGTGGATAGCGGCCTAAGCCTCGACAACCCCAAAACCGTTACGGGGGCCACGGCGGCATACCCTGTTGTCGTCACATCAACCGCACACGGATTGAGTGATGGGGATGATGTGCGTATCGTTCGTGTCAGTGGCATGACGGAATTAAACGGGAATAGCTATAAGCTCGGTGAGGTGACGACCAATACCTTCGAGTTGGCCGCGATCGACGGACCGTCGGTCACCGCGATTACTAGGGCAAACCCGGGCTCTGTCACGTCTGTGGCGCATGGTTTGTCCACTAACGATGAAGTCCATTTTCACGGTGTCGGTGGTATGACTGAGGTTAATGGTAACGGCTACACAGTTACAAAAGTGAACGCGGACACCTTCACTATAGGCGTGGACACGTCTGCGTTCACCACATTCACCACCGCCGGTAAAGTCTACCCCGCAACTGACGGCAGGGCCTACACCGCCTACACGACCGGCGGGGAAGCGCGCCTGAAAGTGTCCTCTGTGTCTGGGCTCAGTCACCTGGAGGGGGAGACTGTAAGCATTCTCGGGGACGGCGCCGTGCTTAGTACTGCTACGGTATCATCCGGAGCTGTAACCCTGTCTTCCAGTTCATCCGTAGTGCACGTTGGCTTGGCCTATACACGGCTGTTCAAGTCTCTGAAGTTAGCATTTGGTGGGCAGAATGGAACAGCTGTTGGCCGGCCCAAGACCATAACTGATGTCACTGCCGTTTTGATGGAGACTGCGGAAGGGGCGCTGGCTGTGTCGAGTATTGATACTGATGGCACCAACGCAGCGGCTCAGCTAGAACTTCGGCAGGCGGACAACATTGACGGGGACGCTGTACCTCTTTTTACCGGCGAGGTTCTTCTGGGTATAGAATCTGGATTTGATCAGGACGTGCGGATCGAATTGCGAGGATCCACACCTGTACCCGCAACAGTCTTAGGCCTTGTGCCTGAGCTTGAGACATCTGAATGAGGTTATCATGGGTGATCCCGTAACAATCGCTTTAATGGTAGGCGGCATGGCTATGAGTGCCGCCGGCACTATCAAGCAAGGTAAGGCACAGAAAAGAGCTGCGGAGCGAGAAGCGGCGATGCTCGATCGACAATCGCAGATGGAGCAGCAGGCGGCCCGGCTCGAAGCCGAGCGCATTGATGAGGAAGGTGAGGCGCTCTCGGGAACGCTGCGAGCGCTACACGGGGGCACCGGGGGATCTCTAACCGGCTCCGCAAAGCTGGGTGCCGGAGACATCGCGGAGAAAACCGCGCTGGAGAGTGAGCGTGCACTGGCCGCAGGTAGGAACGAAAGTAGTCTGACAACCTTTAAAGGCGAGAGCCGGCGGGCCGAGGGTGCGTCAGCGAAGCAGGCGTCTATGATTAGAGCCGGCACCAACGCGCTAAACAGCGTCAATAAAAACCGTGATGTATTTGGATTGGGCTAAGACATGGCTAAACTTCCTGGACCCAATCAAGTTAGAGAAGTCGGCCTAGGCCGGTTTAAGTTTCAGGCTCCGAGCATTAAAGCTGATCCCAACGAAGGCGCAGGCCTTGAAGCTATTGGCTCGGCAGTCACCGGAGAGGCCCGCGTCAGGCAAGACAAGGCCAACCGGGTCGAGAATGACGAATTAGACATGGCTCTATCCAAGAAGCTCAGGGAACTGAATGACGGCACCCGCACGGTTGATCCGGCCACCGGAAAAGTCTCCTTCACTGGAGGTTACGCGCAACTCAAAGGCCGCAACGCTGAGGAGGCATACGAGGACCATGAGAAGGCTGTACGGGCGGCCTATAACGAAGTGTTAGGTACAGCTAAGAACAGCGTCACCAGGGCTGAGTTTTCAAAGATCGGTCTGCGCAAGCGTGAGTTAGCCATATCCAATGCGTCTAA